TCTTTGAGTTGTATCAAACAAACTGTCTGTAACTTCAATTAAAATACTGTTTGCCTGCCAATAGCCTGCTTCTGCGCCAAAATCAGGAAAATCATTTGTCAACACAATTGCTGGTTTGTTGTTGTTGACTGTTAACTTTTTGACATATTTGTCTGTCAAAGTGACTTCACCCATTTGAGTCAGAATTGATTTCTTCTGTGGAATGAACTGCCACGGAATGTCATCAATCACAATATATCGGGCACTGTCGTCCCAGTCTCCATAGGCAACATTGCCTCTCCAGAACATATGGTGGCCAAGAGATCTAGCCCATGCGGTTTTTCCAAGCCTGGTAGTTCCGACCACAATAAGGGTTTTTGCCCTTTCCCCTTTGGTGAATTCTTGTTCCAGCCACTGTTGAATCTCGTCTGGCAATCTCCATCCGAACTCCAGTCGTTTGGTGTAGATGGCCCGCTTCTTTCCAAATTTGTGGTCAATGGCGGCCTTGATGGAGTTGAATCCTTTACAATAGTCAGTGGGCGCTTCTCGCCTGATAATCTCAAGAGCCAGCTCCGGGGTTCCTGCTTCGAGAGCGCGACCAAACGTGTCATCCAGGCGTTTGCGTTTCCCTTCTGCTTCTGCAGCAGCTTTCGGTTGACCAAATTCAACCGGTGGTTCAACCCGTGAATCCTCCTTTTTGCAATAATCAATTGCCTGTTGTTGATTGCCTGAACGCCTTTCCACGTGGCCACCTCCGATTGCAAGAATGTTTTGAATCTCTCGCACTCTTGTACTTCTGATGAATTCAGCGTAGCCTTGGTAATGGAGTTTTCCAGTCGTAGGGCTGCGCTCTCGTTGAAAGACGAGATAGACAAGTTTGTCTGCGTTCCAATGTGGCGGCTCATCTTCGAATGAAGTAAAACAAATGTTACTGAATGACATGAACAAAATAAACAGTGATTCTCAGAATCCCCTATGCGGTGAACCAACAGTCGGGTTTTAAAGTTTATGAATTATGCCCATCCAATAGCCCGTAAAGCGGAACAGCGCTAGCTGTGGAGCGAGAAACACAAAAAAGAGTTTAGTGAGCGATCGCTATGTAATCTTTTGCACCCCGATTATAATTATCCAAATACCCCCCAAGGGGGGTCGGGCGAAGCCCGCGGGGGGAACTGCCGCGGAGCGGCATAGAAACGTCACTCAATTCTGATGTGAACGATATAACTTATGTGTGGGACAGGTGAACCTTCAGGTTCATAGTATTACCCTGTCCCACCACCACCGCATTTGCCCCCGCCATTTCTTATACAAAAATCCTTATGCCACTACAAAAAAAAATATAAGCCCTGGAAAAACAAAAAATATCTTTTATGCCACGTTGTACAAAAATCCTTGGCCTGTCAAAAGCCAACAAATCATTTCTGATGAGTTGGCCCAAATTTGCGCTTTCCACATTGGTTACGTCTTGCAGGACTGCCAATGTGATTCTCGTAAACGCGGGTAGGAGTGTAGCATTTGTTGCGACGCAGCAAACTAGCGAAAACCCTTAGCCGCATGGACTTTATAGGAGAACCCTGTCCATGGCATCACATCAACTCTCACTAGCTCTCATCAGCCACAAGGTGCAAGACTCAATCATTGAGCAGCGTGCCGAAGATGGCTACATCAACGCCACCGCAATGTGCAAGGCGGCTGGGAAAAAGATGAATGACTACACCCGTTTATCAACCACGTCAGCCTATCTTGAAGAGCTTTCGGCCGATACGGGAATTCCCGTAACGGAACTGTTGCAGGTAGTGCAGGGGAGATCGGCCAATGCGTGATTACGCCATTGTCACCCCGTCATTCTGGATCGGGGAAACAGGAAAACTTCTACGCGGCGATGCACCAGCGCAAGTGCTTGCGCTCTACTTGATGAGCAGTCCACACAGCACCATGACCGGGGTGTTTCATTGCCCCGTTCTGTACATGGCGCATGAAACAGGGTTGACCCTTGAAGGGGCTACCAAGGCCCTTGAAAGACTCTCCAAAGAGGGGTTTTGTGAGTACGACGAGGCTTCGGAGACTATTTTTGTGGTTCGGATGGCTTCGTACCAGATAGGTGAGTCACTCAAGCCCGGTGACAACCGAATTATCGGGTTAAAAAAAGAGGTGGCAAAAATGCAGCCAGCCATTTTGAAAGCTAGGTTTCTTGCTACATATTCAGTAGCGTTTGGACTGCAAGAAATGGGTTCTGCTGATGATCAAAAGGGTAGCTCCTCCAAAGCCCCTCCGAAGCCAAGAACAGGAACAAGAACAGGAACAGGAACAAAACATCCTTCTTTGTCGAAGCCTGCGGCTATCGACTGCCCACACGAAAAAATCCTTGATGCCTACGCTGAAAAACTTCCCGACCTTGCCCAACCAATCCGAAGCCTTTGGCTTGATGGTGCAAATGCGCCAGCGTTGAACGCTCGGTGGGAATGGCTGATGTCGGCCTGTCACGAAAAAGGCAAGCGCAAAGGTGAGCGCATGGCAACAACCGAAGCGGAGGGGGTCGATTGGTTTGGCAGATTCTTTGACTACGTTTCCCACTCCGATCACCTGATGGGTCGCAATGGCAAATGGGCCAGCGACCTGATTTGGCTGGTCAATAAATCCAACTTTGAAAAAGTGATCCAAGGCTCTTACGAAAACCAAAAGGCCGCAGCATGAACATCCCTGCGATCAACGACCTTTCGACAGAGTTTCCAGAGTGGGAATGGGCAATCGTCAGGGCTTGTGAAAAGCCAGAAGAACGATGGATGGCGCAGCGGTTCATTTTGAAACTGCGGGAACACAAGGCCCGGTATCCATCGTTTATCGAATGGCGCGTTGCGGAAATGTTCTTCACCGAGCCAAACCCGAAGATTCGCTCTTTTTACTGCTTCCAGCCGGTGAGCCACTTCACCAAAAAGATTCACAAAAACAAATCCATTTTCAAACAGGCAGAAGCAGCATGAACCGCGACGAATTTGTAAAAACCCCATACAGCGCAGAAGCTGAGGCCAGCATCATCGGGGCCTTGCTGCTGGACAATAACGGCATTCACCGCATAGCCGGCGTGACCGCTGAGGCTTTCTATGCACCGCAGTACGCCGATGCCTTCCAGGCGATTCAAACGCTCGCAGCCGCTGGTAAGCCGTTTGACGTTATCACCGTGTACGACGAGTTGCAGCAGATGGGCAGGCCGCAGGAACTGGCGACCCTGCACGCCATGCAGCAGTACGTCCCAAGTGCAGCGAACATGCGCCGCTATGCTGACATCGTGATCAGCAAACACCGCTCCCGCGAGTTGCTAAAAGCCGCAGGAGAGATCAGCGAACTGGCGCTATCGACTGGCGAAGCATCAGCCCAGATCGACGCCGCGCAAATGCTGCTTGCCAAGCTGGCAACCGTCAAAACCAAGCGTGAGCCGCAGCACATCAGCCAGTCATTGGCCGACTACCTGACCCTGTTGGACGATCTGAACCAAGGAAAGAACCCGGCCATTAGCACCGGCTTGCGTGGGCTGGACAGCATTCTGAACGGTGGATTGCGCCGCGGCGAAATGATGGTGATCGGTGCCAGGCCAAAGCACGGCAAGACCGCGACCGCCCTGCAGTTGGCCCGCAACATGGCCCGCGACTACTCGGTGTTGTTCATCAGCCAGGAAATGCCGGTCATGCAGTTGATGCACCGGCACACAGCGGCGATGGGCACCGTTGACCTGGGGCGCATCCTTCGCGCCGACGCATCCGACCACGGCATGTGGGAGCGGGTCACAGAGGCCGCAGAAAGGCTTGGGAGACTCAATCTCATTCACGATGACCAATCGGCACAGAGCCTGCTCGATATTCGCCGCAAGGCGGTTCAGGTCAAGCGGCAGCACGGTTTGGATGTGCTGTTTGTTGACTTCCTGCAATTGATGCAGGGCGCCGGGGAAGACAACCGCAACCGTGAGCTTGATGTGATTGCCAACGGGCTGAAGGCTTTGGCACTGGATTTGGGTATCGGGGTGATTGTCTTGTCGCAAATGAGTCGCAAAGCTGACGAGAGTTATCACCATCCGACGATGACCTATCTGCGCGACTCGGGAGCTATCGAAGCCGCAGCGGATCAGATCGCGTTGCTGTTCACCGACCACGCGCACCCCATGAGCCAGAAGGCCGACAACTTCAAGGGCTTTTCTCAGTTGGAGATTGTCGCGCACCGCAACGGTGGGACCGGGATCGTGCCCATGCATTTCGAGGGCAAGTATCAGCAAATCAGCGACTGGAGCGCAGATATACCGACGCGCACGGTTTCAAGAACATCAAGGGGTATGGAATGAGCCAGTACGTTTTAGAGTGGTCAAAGAAGTCCAACACGTTCCACGTTCAACCAATCGAAACCACGCTTGCGAAAAATCAGCAGCACTTCCTGAACGACACATCGCACGACTGGATTGTGTTGATGGTTGGAAGCCACGATGTCATTACAAACATGGCAGACCATCACCGGGACCGACTGAAAGAACGCGCAGGGGTGGCAGCGTGAACCAATGGACGAACAGCATGAACTCACGCCACCAGACCAGGCCCTGCGTGACCGTATCGTCGCCCATTGTCGCTGGATGCACCAATACGACCCAGCCGAAGCACGCGCAGCATACGAGCGATACCGGGAGTGGTTGCCATGGATAGGGTTGCCACCGCCGCGCAAGTGATGGACGCCTACATGCAGGATCGCGTATGCGCTTTTTAAGCGTCTGCTCAGGAATCGAAGCCGCCAGCGTGGCCTGGGAGCCGCTGGGATGGAAAGCCGTCGCGTTTTCCGAGATTGAGCCCTTCCCCTGCGCCGTGCTGGCCCACCACTACCCCGATACGCCCAACTGGGGCGACATGACCAAATACAAGGACTGGCCCGATGTCTCAATTGACCTTCTTTGCGGAGGAACCCCCTGCCAGTCTTTCAGTGTCGCAGGACTCCGAAAAGGACTGGATGACCCGCGTGGCAACCTCATGCTTACCTTTGGTGCCATTGCTGCAAAGTATCGCCCCCAGTGGCTGGTTTGGGAAAACGTCCCCGGAGTCCTGTCATCTAACGGAGGACGCGATTTTGGTGCCTTCCTCGGGATGTTGGGGCAACTCGGGTATGGGTTCGCCTACAAAGTTTGTGACGCTCAGTACCACGGAGTGGCCCAGCGACGCCGCCGTGTGTTCGTTGTCGGATGTCTTGGAGACTGGCGCAGTGCCGCAGCGGTACTTTTTGAGCGCCACAGCTTGCAGGGGCATCCTGCGCCGAGCCGGCAAGCGAGGCAAGGAATTGCCGGCGGCATTGAAATCGGCCCTGCAGGCGGTAGCTACTCAGACCTAAGCCCAACGCTTGACACCAGGGCAAAGGATGGTCCGGTGCGCAACCAGCTTGCTGGTGCCGTGCAGCACGGCACCAGCAGCGTGGATGTGTCTCCCACTCTGCGCGCAGGCGGAAACAAGACTGGAGGGGATCGGCCACCCGGTACCGACGTGGATACCTGCGAAACCTTGATCGCCGTCCCACACGCCGCCATATCTCCCGCACTCAAAGCCCGTGATCACAAAGGTGTATCAAGCGAGGCGACGGCGACGGCAACGGCGCAATTCTCGTGCCAATGTTGGCCCATTCGCTTCGCGGTGAAGGCTTTGATGCCAGGGAGGACGGCACAGGCCGGGGCACGCCGTTGGTTCCTGTGGCGCATCCTGTGATCAGTTTTGGCGCACAAATGTCTGTGCCACAAGTTGACTTTGATCTCAACCAAACGCTGCAAACCAAGAACCCGATGGCCGTCGCATTCGGCTGGAGCGAAGAACTCAATGCCCTTGAAGATCTGCAACCCACCATTCAACGCGGCGGGGCAGGCGGTAGGCATGAGGGCGTGGCTTACACCACAAAACTGCACAACACACAGAGCAACCAGGCCGGAAAAGTCTACGAGGAATACACAGTAGGGCTTGATCGCAACAGCCCGCCTCCGGCATTACTCACGGCCATGCAGGTACGCCGATTGACACCCGGCGAATGTGAATCCTTGCAGGGATTTCCGCAGGGCTACACAAACGTCCCGCATCGCAACAAGCCCGCCGCCGACGGCCCGCGCTACAAAGCTCTGGGAAACTCCTGGGCCGTGCCATGTATCACCTGGCTGGGAAAAAGAATTGAACAAGTGGAGGAAGTATGCATACATGCAAAGCGTGCAGCTTGATGCTACCTACCGATCATTTCCGCGTTCATAAGCGCGGCTATCGAATTGGTAAATGCAAGGGCTGTGAGCGTGAATATCAACGCGCCTTTTATGCCAAGGGCGGCGAAACAACACGCGCCCGCAAGCGCGTTCATATGGCGAAGATTCGCAAGGAGCAACCAGAGCGAATCAGGTCGTACCAGCGTGAGACTTACGCATCAAACCGCGAAGCAATTTGCGCACAAAGGCGTGAACACCATAGAACGCGCATCTTCTGGACCAGGGCATTGCACCTTCGCGGAATCACAGCCATAGACCTTGCCAGGCTATGGAAGTCGCAAAGAGGGTTGTGTGCATTGACTGGTCGCAAGCTGGATCGGACTGCGCAGCTTGACCACAAGTTGCCACTTGCTCGCGGCGGTACTGACGACTTGGCAAACCTTCAATGGACAACAGCAGAGGCGAACCGAGCCAAACGCGATCTGACGGATGTCGAGTTTCACGCGCTTTGCGTTGATGCAGTCCGCTGGATAGGTCAGCGAATTGACGCCGTAGCCCTCGTCAACACTGCGCAACCAGCTATCAAACCAGTAGCAGAACGGGAGGCCGCGTGATTATCATCGGAATCGATCCAGGCGCTAATACCGGCATTGCAACCTACATCGGCGGCAAGCTGCACAGCCTGCAAACCATCGCCCCGCACCAGATGCGCGAAGCCATCACCGGAGCCAGCAGGGTGATCTTCGAGGATTCGCGCCTAACAAGTTTCATGTTCACCACAGTCAAGAGCCGCCCAGTGGCTCTGAGCATGGCGCGCAAGGTCGGCCAGGTTGACGCCTACTGCAACCTGATTACCGCCATCTGTGCGGACCTTGGCATACCTGCCCATGGCGTGAGCCCCAAGAACAAGGGCGCGAAGTTGAACGCGGAGCAGTTTGCCAAGGCTACAGGATGGGACGGTAAATCGAATGAACACGCCCGTGATGCCGCGATGGTCGCGTTCCCGTATCGGAGGG